CGGCTTTGTCGAGCGCCCGTTCGGCTTTGTTCAACCCCGCAACCAATGGCGCGATGTTGGCGAAAAAACTTAAGTTTATGGACGATAAATTCATTTCGAACCAAATTTTTGATTGTGTGCCGCAAGCACCTCACCACGTGACCAAACGTGATTCGGGCTTTGCCGTTTATTTTCCCACGGGAACCGAATCAAATCGGTCGGCGACAATCGCTTTTTCGTATGTGGCGCAATCGTCACCGACGCAATCCACCGCGCTCGTTCCCAATCTGCGCGGTATTGCCGTTCTACCTTTTCCGAAAATCCCCGCGACGTGTTTGAAAACTCGCGCGGGGTCATATCGTAGAACTCGGACGGCGACAACCCAATTTGACCAAACGCATACGCTTCTAACGAATCCCACGTGGGAACCTCGAAATCAGCGTTGCCGTCGATGCTTTGGCCGCTTACTTTTTTTCGCCTTCGCCGTTGAATTGTCGGCCGAAGATATCGAACGATTTTTCGAGAATCGTTTGATCTTCATCCAGCAAATCGGCGACGTCGTCGATTTCCATTTTGAACGGCATTTTTTCTTTGCGGGCGCCGTCCTTAAATCCGCACCAAACCAAGGTGATGGCTTGGTCGAGGGTGATTTCGTTTTGCAACGAGGTTAGTGCCGCAAGCGGCATACCGGTGACGCGTGTGAATTCACGCAATGCGTTGAACCCGAATCGTACGGGATAGCGCTTTTTGTTTGTTTCGATGTATTCAACCATAAAAAGGAAATAAAGGGGGTCGAAATCGACCCCCAGTTAATTAGGCGTTTGCGGCCTCGGCCAAAACTCCGGTACCTTCGAACGAGAATGAGAACGTGGCGTTGTCCTCCATTCCGGCTTCTTGATCCAGCGAGGTGATAAATCCACGGCCGGAATAAACTTTTTCGCCACTTGCAACGGAACCAAATTTGACGTACAAATTGGTGCGGCCGTTAAGGTAGCCGAAAAGGTCGGAATATCCGTCGGCACTCGTCAGCGAGTACACAACAAGTCCGTCGCCGGACAAAGACCACGAACGTTGACCGCTCAAAAGTTCACGCCATCCGGCTGAATCTTTGGTTGACGTGTCGCGGGTTTCCATTGAAATTGACAACGATGCGTTGGTCATACGTCCAACCTCGTCGTAAGTAACGCCATCCGTGCTGAACTGAATCAGTACGTCCGTCGCATTCATAATAGCAGTAGAAGCGGGCATTTTTTATTGTTTTTTTGGGTTTTTGATTTCGGGTTTCTCGACGGGTTTCTCGGTAACGAGGTACCCGGCGTTTTCTAATTGCTCGGCGGTATGGGCTGGAACCATAACGAATGAACCCGCGAGAATGATGCGTTCGTTCATTACCTCCCAATCTTTGGCCAACTGAATTTTGATCATAGTCGAATGATTCTAAAGGTTAAATCAACTTGCTTGGCGAAGTAACGTTCGTCGTCCGAAAACAAATCCCGTTCGCCTTCAAATTTACAACTTTGGACGGCAACGTCCAAAATAATTTCGCGCATTCGGACAAATGCCGAACGCACATATTCCACACCATTTGCGGTGTCGGAATAGTTTGTTGAAATCAACGTGATCCGCACGTCGACCTCATCAATGTGAGAATCGGAATCTTTGGATCGCGACGGCGTGTTATTGATTACCTCGTAAACGGCGAACGGCGTCGTTTGCGATTGCGCGCCAACGGATGGAAACACACGGCCAGCGAATAACGAATTCAAATTCGAATCGGTCGTGAACTTGGATTTGATTACCTTACCAATCATTGCACCACTTTATTGAATTCTTTTTCGAGGTACACCTTCGCATTGGCGGTGAACTTGGCCAACACCAGCGGCATCGTGCGGGACTTGGCGCGATCGGCAAACCCGCGGTTCGAGCCGGAATAGTTGCCCGATTTGATGTTTCCGTAGTTGATGAAATGCGCGAACCATCCGCCCTTCTCGGGGTCTTTGAATGCGTTTTTCACGCGTGGGCCGACCCAATATGCGGAAAACAAACGGGCTGGGCCATTGGTTTTGGAACGTCCAATACCAATGGAACGCTTCAATGTTCCCGGTTCGATTTCCGCATACAAACCGCCATTGCGGTAAACTTTGATAGTTTCCTTTGAATCGGTGATTTCAGCACGCATCGCGTCGCGCGTTAGGGCCATTGCGTTGCGTTGTAAGACGCCCAAATCGCGGGCGTCGATACTCTTTGCATATTGCGAGAGTTCGTTCAGCACACGCGAAATTTCGCGGTTCAATTCAGCACCATCGATTCCGATGCCGGACGTGTCGCCACCCTTATGAACATACGTGCGCGCCATTAGTCCGACAATTTGGTATGGATTCGCAATGTGTTTTTGCGTTCGTCGCCCGAAATGATTGATTCAATCATATACGTGTTTCCGCGGTAAACGACGCGCATACGTTCGTTTAACCCCGCGCGGTAGCGAATCAAGAACTCAACCATCCGCGTGGCGACAATTTGGTTCGATTGTTCCCCCTCGGCGCCGCGTTTTTCCTCGACCTTCGCCCATACAACCGCCAACGTCGAAAACGATTGGACGCGTTGTCCAAACGTATCAACGGATTCGGTCACGTTTTGAATCGTGATGCGCTGGTCGAAATCGCCCGGATTCATTAGAATGAAAATACGCGGTAGGGATTCCAAAGGTATTCCGCGGCCGTCGGCAAACGCTTGACCGAATCGGTGCGGTTTTCGTACATATCGCCGATGACCAGCAACATTCCGTGTTTCAACGGCGCCGGTACGGCGGCGGCATTAGCATATCCCGCAACGTAGCGAATGAACACCGCGTTGATTGTTTCGTAGGTTCCGAACCATCCGTTGTCGGGTGAAATGCGTGCGGGTTGCGAAATCAAATCGGTTTTGTAGTCCGATGCGCTCGCCGTGATCGTCGTTTCGTTGCCGTCGATGTATTTCACATAGGTAACGGCGGAAACGGGCGAACGCGACAAACGAATTTCGTCTTTATAGGTTCCCGTGTATTCGGGGAATTCGTCGAAGTATTCTTCGAACGTCGTCGGCAATAACGCCAAACGGGTGTATGATTCGCACAATTGACGCGCGGCGGCGATGAAAATCGCCAACGTTGCGTCGTCATCCGAATGGTCAACGCGCAAAAATTCCTTCACCTCGGCCAGCGTTAGCGGTTCCGATGCGGGCGGCGTGACAACTTGAATGGTTTTTTGTGCGTTCATTGTTTTTTAGCGCTTTTGTGCTTTTGCTTTGGGGACGGCGCGTTCAGCACGTTCGGCGACGGGCTTGGCCACAACTTCGGCCAAACCCGCGCCAACGTACTCCATCGCCACCTCGGCGGCAAGGGAATGCACTTCGCCAGCGCGAAATGCAAACCCATTACCAACCAAGGTTTGAATGAATCGAATTTCCATTCGATTAGGCCTTCATCGTGATGTACTTGATGGCGCTACCATTGATCGCACCAGCGTCGGAACGCTTGTACGCAATGAAACCAACCAACAAGGCGTCAGCGTAACGCTCGTTCAAGCGAAGCATTTGAACACCACCGGCGTTGCGAACAACGTACTTGCTGAAATCAGCGGCAACCAATGGTTTGTTCGTAGCGGCAATCGCAGCCATATCGTTGTTCACGTAGAACGGAACACCGAATACGCGGTCGGGTTCGCCAGCGGCCATACCCGGGATAAACACGGGGAAGTCGTTAGATGAACCAACGCCGAGTTTGCGGATAGCAGCGGCGGTAGAATCGGCACCCATAAGAGCGAACGAAGCAGAATTGCGGTACGACTTGTCAACGCTATGGATAAGGGTCAAGATCTCGTCGGCCGTGATAGCGGTTGCGCTTGCGGTCGTGAGGGCAGATGAACCCGCGGTGATCAAACCGGTCGGCTTGCTTGAACCATCACCCGTGGTGAAGTGAGCATTTTGGCCACGTGCGATACGGGTACCAAGTGCGTCAACCAAGAAGGCGTCGAGGTCGAAGGCGGCGTCTTGCAAAAGTTGGTAAGAAACCTTAACGATTTTAGACGAGTACGTGTAGGCGCCGAGGTTAAGGGCGGCAAACGTCATATCGCTAACAACGTCGGCAGAACCTTCGCTCAAGATAGCACCAACAACGCTCGTGTCGTCGACCTTCGGGTAAGGAAGGGTAGCACCGCTTTGCGTGTTCAACACTTGGGCAAGGCGCTCAACCTCACCGGTGAACTTGGTTGCAACGCTCAACGCGTATGAAAAATCTTCGGGAACCAAATATCCACCAGCGCTTGCGGGCGTGGTCAATTGGGGATCCGTTCCACGCTGCTCAACCAGTGAACGCTCCTCGGCGTTCAGTCCGGCGAGGCCGTGGCGAAGGTATTTAGAAAACGCCTCACGCTTGGTGATTTCCTTTTGCTCGGCACGTGCCTCGCGACCGGCGGCGATTTCTTTTTTCATTTGCTCGGCGCGCTCGATTTTCTCGACGCTATCGCCAAGGGCGCGTACGTCGTTTTCGATAGCGTCAAACTTTTGGTTTTCTTCGGCGTTCAGTGAACGGCCTTCGGTTTGTGCGGCGGCAACGATATGATTCATTTCGTTGACCAACGCGGCGCGCTTTTCGCGCAGTTGAATCGAGTTCATTTTTTAGGAATGAAGGTTAATAATTCGTAGAATAAAAGAGCGCAAATTCGGCCGTTCGACCTCGTTCACGTTTTCGGTAGTTGCTTCGGCGGCGGCCGAAACTTCAATATCGGTGATCAAATCGGTGTCGGCGTTCAATGCGCGCGAAACCAATTTGGACGTTGCCGCTGGGTAGGCGGGGATTACCACGGGCGCGACGTCAATCAAACGCGACACCTTGGTGATGGTGCGAATGTTTTGTTTGCCTTTGGTTTCCCATTTGTCGGCCTCGATCATAAATGCGAACGACGATTGGTTGACGTCGCCGCGCTTCATCAATTCCACCAAATCGTTGGCGTATGACGTGTTCGGTAGGTCGATTTCGTAACCCAAACCAACCTCGTCGACAAAAATGCGAAGCGTTCCCGACGACACGCGGCCGAGAAGGTAATTCCAATCGTGGTTGTAGAACCCACGAACGTCGTCGTTCATTACGGCGTCGAACGCACCCGGCGCGATGTACTCAACGAACCCGCCCAAATCTTCGGACGGCGAA